GTTATAAAACCCCGCATGAAATCATTTCATTACGAGCCTAGAGAGATCAAAGCTACAGAGGCGCGGCTACGGTCGATCTACGACGCCGCGTATCTTGGCTTGAAGGGTGACTCGCTCGCACTGGCTGCGGGGCTGATGCCGGTGGAGTACCGGCAACTGTGCCAACTGGATCCGGTAGCCGAGTTGGCAGAAAAGCAAGGCCGCGCTGACAGCGAGATCACGGCTAGCCGGGCGCTGCACAACGCAGCCCAGCAGGGCGACGCCAAGGCCGCACTCGCCATCCTGCAACACCGGCATGAATGGTCGGCCAAGCAGGAAATATCAGTCGATATCTACCAGAAGATCTCCATCACCCAAGCGTTGCAAGACGCGACCAACCGTGTCATTGAACATATGCCGGCTAAGGAGTTGAGCTATGGCGAGTAACGCGCTTCGTTCTGATTACGGAAGTATATCAAACTGGCTTAACAACCTGTTTGGGTCATCAGACGTTCCTAGACGTACCGACTTTCCGACAAACGAAGAAGTTATGTGGGCGCAACAATACGATCCTACATACGGCGACCCAAATGCGGGTATGCTGACAAACCCGAACGCCCGCGCAACCGTAGTGCCTACGGCTATGGCGGTAGATAAAGTAAACAGAGGCGAATTAATATCTTCTTTAATTAACAACAAACGCCGCGCAGAAGCCTATCCTACAAATCTGGAACAATTAGACCCCAAGACGCGCAACGCTTTATACGCCGCATGGTTGGCATCGCGCAGATCCGCGTTGGCTAGTTTGGGCTTTGACGTAAATAAAATGGTGTTTTCACCTGAAAATAAACCAGCTAATGTTGCAGGCGCATACGCGCCGGATACAGACCAGATATGGACGCAACCAGGACGAACGCCGTCAAACCCTGTGCATGAGTCTATGCACCGAGGCATAGCTATGATGGGCAAAAAAGTGCCTCTTGAAGAAAGCATAGTTCGGCAAATGATGGTAAAAAATTTTGGTGATGTAGAGGCGCGCAATAACCTCCCTGCCGCGCAAGCGGCTCAACAATTACTAGACAGAGGTTACGACGAAGACGCAATAAACGAACTTGAACAATTAGCAGCGCAAATCTTGGCGCAACGCAGACCTCGCGGGCCAAGATAATGGCCCAACTGCCGGTTTATAAGTCGCAAGAAGAGCAGGTGCTGATGACGCGCCTGTGGTCGCCGCAGTTAGCGAACGATCCTGAAGCGTTCGTGTTGTTCGTCTTTCCGTGGGGCCAACCCAATACGCCCTTGGCCAAGTTCAAAGGGCCGCGCAAATGGCAACGCTTGATCCTGCGCGAACTGTCGGATCACATCAAGAGGAACGACGGCAAGCTGGACATGGAGACGTTCAGGTTGGCGGTCAGTTCAGGGCGCGGTATTGGCAAGTCGGCGCTGGTCAGTTGGCTGATCCTGTGGATGCTATCGACGCGCATCGGCTCGACTATCATCGTGAGCGCCAACTCGGAAGCGCAGTTGCGCTCTGTAACCTGGGGCGAGTTGACCAAGTGGGCGGCGATGATCATCAACGCGCACTGGTGGGAAATCAGCGCAACCAAGCTCATGCCCGCCAAGTGGATATGCGAACTGGTCGAACGGGATCTCAAGAAGGGTACACGTTACTGGGCGGCTGAAGGCAAGCTGTGGTCGGACGAAAACCCCGACAGTTATGCCGGTGTTCACAACATGGACGGCATGATGCTGATCTTCGACGAGGCGAGCGGTATACCTGACTCGATCTGGTCGGTCGGCGCGGGCTTCTTTACCGAGAATATCCTGGACAGGTACTGGCTGGCGTTCTCTAACCCGCGACGCAACACAGGCTACTTCTTCGAGACGTTTCACGCGAAACGGGACTTCTGGAAAACACGCCAAGTAGACGCACGCGACGTGGAAGATACCGACAAGGCCGTCTATGAGCAGATTATTGCCGAGTACGGCGAAGACTCTGCCCAAGCGCGTATTGAGGTCTATGGTGATTTCCCGTCTGCCGGCGAGGATCAATTCATCGCACCTAATGTCATAACCGACGCGGTTAAGCGCGAACGGTATAAGGACATGACCGCGCCGATCATACTCGGCATCGACCCTGCGCGAGGCGGGACGGACGCGACCGTACTAGTCGTGCGTCAGGGGCGCGACATCATCGCGATCAAGCGCTACCAAGGCGAAGACACGATGACCATCGTAGGGCGGGTGATCGACGCTATTGAGGAATACAAGCCGGTGCTGTCTATAATCGACGAGGGTGGGCTCGGCTACGGCATCCTTGACCGATTAACAGAACAGAGGTACAAGGTGCGGGGCGTTAATTTTGGCTGGAAGGCCAAGAACTCCGTTATGTGGGGTAATAAGCGCGCTGAAATGTGGGGCGCTATGAAGGACTGGCTGCGAACAGCGTCCATTCCTGATGATCGTCAGCTAAGGGCGGACTTGTTGGGGCCAACAAAAAAGCCAAATTCGTCTGGAACCATTTTCCTAGAAGGGAAAAAGGAAATGCGGGCAAGAGGTTTAGCATCCCCGGACGCCGCCGACGCACTGGCGGTTACTTTTGCTTTTCCAGTTGCACATCGCGAATATGTTGATAAACCTCGGAACAACTACCAATCATCAAACGGCGTCATCAATTCATGGATGGGCAGCTAACAGGAGAAGTACTATGGGTAACACCAAATCAATTGGCATCGCATATAGCGATCAGGACATTAACGGCGCGGACACACTTTTGGCTAACAGCCAGTTTGGTTACACCGCCGCCGCGCAGGGTACGGTTACGCAAGCGACGAGCAAGTCAACCGGCGTCACGCTGAACAAGTCAGCAGGCCAGATCACGATGAACAACGCAGCGTTGGCAGGGGCTACCGCAGTGTCGTTTACGCTGACCAACAGCCTCATTTCTACAAACGATCTTCTTATATTGAATGTCGGGTCGGGCGGGACTGCTGTGGCGTACACGGTCTATACGTCAAGCATAGCCGCAGGATCTGCGGTTATTACGCTTCGCAACATGACAGCGGCTACGTCACTGTCTGAAGCCGTTGTTATTAACTTCGCTCTTATCCACTGCGCTTAATATGGCAAAGTCTGTCTCTCTATCGGTCGGGCGCGGCGAGAAGCTACCAGTTAGCAAGGGCGCCGGTCTGACCGCTAAGGGACGGGCTAAGTACAATAGCGAAACGGGGTCTAAACTTAAAGCCCCCGCGCCTAACCCTAAATCTAAAGCGGAAGAAGGACGTAAGAAGTCGTTCTGCGCCAGGATGGGTGGGGTTGTTGCCAAATCGAAAAACGCGGAACGGGCTAAGGCCAGTATGAAAAGGTGGAAATGCTGATGAAAACAGGTCTTTATGCTAACATTCATGCTAAAAAAGCCAGAATAGCGGCGGGCTCAGGCGAAAAGATGCGTAAGGTAGGAGCTAAGGGCGCGCCTACTGCCAAGGCATTTGAGAAGTCTGCCAAAACGAGGAAGAAGTGATGCCATTAAAGAAGTCACCTAGTCCAAAGGCTTTCAAAGCCAACATGAAGACGGAAATGAAGGCAGGCAAGCCCCAGAAACAGGCGCTTGCTATTGCGTATTCGGTTCAGCGCAAAGCACAGGGTAAGAAGAAATAATGGATTATTCAGGTGTAGCAGCGGCAGGACGTGTGGCAAGCGGCGGGGGCAACAAGAAGAACAGCCCCGGCGAAGTGCTTGACACTATGCGGAGCCGTCTGTCTATGGCCGTCTCGGCGTTCTCTGAAAGCCGCGAAGACGAACTGGACGATCTACGCTTCTTTGCAGGCTCGCCTGACAATCAGTGGCAGTGGCCTGCGGATGTCTTGGCGACACGCGGGTCTGTGCAGGGCCAGACGATCAACGCACGACCGTGCCTGACCATTAACAAGCTGCCGCAGCACGTCCGTCAGGTGACGAACGACCAGCGGCAGAACCGCCCAGCCGGTAAGGTCATTCCTGCGGATGACAATGCCGACATTGAAGTGGCTGAAGTTTTTGATGGTATGGTACGCCATATCGAATATATGTCCGACGCAGATGTCGCCTACGACACGGCGTGCGAGAACCAGGTAACCTACGGCGAAGGTTACATCCGTCTTTTGACCGAATACGTCTCGGATGATTCGTTCGATCAGGACATCAAGATCGGCCGTATCCGCAACTCTTTCAGCGTCTATATGGATCCTACCATTCAAGATCCGTGCGGGTCTGATGCGGAATGGTGCTTCATTACTGAAGATATGCTGCTTGAGGACTACACACGCCAGTTTCCAGACGCTATGCCGGTGTCGTCTATCCAAACGCAGGGCGTAGGCGATGAAAACTTGTCGCAGTGGGTCAATGAGAACACTGTACGCATTGCCGAGTACTTCTATGCGTCTTATGAGCAGGCCAAGCTAAACCTGTACCCCGGCAACAACGCTGTGTTCGACGGAACACGCGAGGATAAAGCCGCCAAGGAGATGGGCCTCAAGCCAATCAAGTCCCGCACTGTCCAGCGCCGTAGTATCAAGTGGTGCAAGAC